ATCAAGGTCCAATACGATGGCTACAAATTTGACAGCAAACTCGAAGCCGCCAGATACAAACAGCTAAAACTCATGGAAGGCGCCGGTGAACTCTCGCACCTGGAACTGCAACCGAAGTATCCATGCGAGGTCAACGGCAAGAAGATCTGCACCTACATCGCCGACTTCCGCTACCAGCTGAAGAACGGAGACACCGTGGTGGAAGATGTCAAGGGCGTGGAAACAGCAGTGTTCAAGCTGAAGAAAAAGCTGGTGGAATCCCTGTACCCAGGGGTCAAGATTCAGATTGTGAAGAACCCCCGGTTCTTTGTGGTGTCGGGCTAAGATCAATCGCCTCTTCCCTGGAAATCAGCATGTCCAGATAGAACCTGGCTTTGCGGTAGTCCTCCCCTGGCTTGCCCTTGAATGGCGCCCGCCACATGTACTTGATGATCTGGCCACGGAGGTAGCCGACAAACTCTTTCGGATCAAGCGCAGCACCAATGGCATCGAGCGCTTCTATGCGTCCCTGGGTGTAGTGTGCCGGATGGTTTACCGGGTCGTCATCCATCTCTGGTCAGTTCTTCCAGGCGTGTGCCTACCCCGAACTCTTCCCGGAACCGCATCAGTTTCTTGATGACTTCCGGATCGTAGTTGACCTTGGACAGCTCACGCATCTCCTGGCTGGTGTACACATCTTTGCCTGCTTGGTCTTTGGGCGCATTGGTAATCAGCGCTTTGCCTTTGGCATAGGTGGTAGCCCCACCGCTGATGTTATTGATTGGCAGGTTCACCAACGACGACAGCCAGATGTGCTGCTCACAGCCCTTGCGTTGGGTGGCTTCATCGATGGGCTTGCTGAAGTTGTTGCAAAGCCATCCACCATCCACCCCAAGCATGGGTTCGCTGTGGGCACAGTTTCGGCAGTTGACATCATCCGGCAGTTGTTGCAGGCTGTAAATGGCTTGCTGTTTCTGAGTCATGAACTTACGGATACGGTAATCGGTGGAGGAATAGGGCGATGGCGGTGGCGAATCGGCCTGGATAATCAGCTTCGCTTTCTCGATCATCTCTTCGAGAACGCCATCACGGGCCTCGACAATCTCGGTGTAAATGTCGGAGTCGTTCTTGTTGTAGACAATGATCAAGGCACGCTTTAGATCAAAGGCGGCCATGTAACACTGGATCTGCACCGAGTAATCATTCGACCAATCCTCATAGCTTCCTCCCTGTTGCAGCTCCCGGAAACGGTTGTTGTTCGCCGACTTCACCTCCAGGATCATGACCTCTTCAGGGTTCTCCGGATCAGCTTGCTTGACCACACCATCAACAGAACCACCCATGTGGCCGCCGAGAAAAGAACAGCGGTATTGGTTGCCCTCCTTGTCGGTGGCAGAAACCTTGATGGTATCCACTTTCTTCAGCCGGTCAACCACCTGGTCTTCAATGCGGTTGCCCAGATCAAACAGGCGCAGGATGCGGCCGTTTTCAAACAGCGGGAACGACCAGCGGAACTCAAGCCACAGCTTGCGCGGGTCACCGCCGACTACACTCATGCCGAGATGTTGGCGCCGTCGCTGTCCATCCACCTCCAACTGGTCAAACTCATCAATTAAAGTCATAACTTAATCCTCCTTTCTCCTGAATACATCACCTTGATGTTGTCGTACTTGCCTTCTTTTTGGGTCATGATGCCATCAATATGGTCAAAGGCACCCTGGGTATTGATTAACTCAACCGCTTGTTGCACCGAGTTCGGCGCAAACAGGTCGAGGGTAATTTGTTTCCACCGACTCTTGGCAAACCGATTCACTTTCGGATGCTCGAACATCAATGGTAACTGATAACTTTCAAACAGGTTTTCACACTCAAAGATTACCTTGCAATAGAAGTTGCCGTTCTTCGAGGTGGTGGAATGGGCCGAGATACGGCTGACATTAAATATTTTTTCCTTGTTCTTGCCCTGTTTCTCATCGGAAAGCACGAACCCGGCACCGGCAGTTCCCTGCTTTGCCACGCTGGGCGGTTTCTTCTCCGGCTGGAAATAAAAGGATTGCGGTTCCGGAAACGGCGCACCGCATTCACGGCACTCCTTGAATGACTTGGGGCTGACGCCAAAGCAAAGCTCGCAGACCCTGATCTTCGCATCCACGCGCTCGTCCTGGGGAACCGCCTCATCAAGACAGCCATGGCGGACCATGTTCTCGCCGTAGTCCAGCATCAGGCAGTTTTCCTTGTCCGGATAGGGACGCATGCCACGGCCGCACATCTGGACATAGAGTCCAAGACTCTGCGTTGGTCGCAACAGCGCCAGGCAATCGGTGCGTGGCGCATCCCAGCCCTCGGTCAACACTCCCACATTGCACAAGGCATGGACAGCGCCACTATCAAACTCTTTTAATATACGTTCACGGTCCTTGGTCGGGGTTTCCCCGGTAACTACCTCGGCCTTGATCCCCTGCTGTTGCAGAAACAGGCACATCTTCTCCGCATGCAGTACCGACACGCAGAAGAATACGGTTGCCGTTCTCCCCTTTAAATAGGCTTTGTCCATCCAGTCGTTGAAAATTTCCATGATCAGCGGCTCACTCAGGACAATCTTTTCCAGATCGCCCTCACGGTAATCGCCGCCTTTGAACTTAACACGCACGTCCTTGGTGTCGATTACCGCTTGGCTCTTTACCGCAAATGCAGACAGCCGAGAGAGATAGCCGTCCTGCACCAGTTGCGGTATGGAAACCTGGTAGGCGATGTCCTTAAAAAAATGGTCCAATTTGTCCCCATAAATGTAGCCTTGTCCCATACGATAAGGCGTTGCGGTGACGCCCACGATCCGGCATGGCTTTTTCTCGCGCATTGCACTCAGCACTTTGCGGTAGCGTGTCGTCTTCACAGGGGAGATATGGTGCGCTTCATCGACAATTATATAGTCTACTCCCGGAACTGCATCCAAACGCTTGGATGACGCCAATGTGTCCCTGGATGCGATCAATACCGGCGCATCGGTGTCGTAACTCTTGAGCGAGGCTGCGAGAATGCCGACAGGCGCCTCCGGCCAGACCTTCAGCAGCTTGTCCTTGGCCTGTGAAACCAGTTCCTGGCGGTGTGCCAGGATCATGAACCGGGTGTTGCCGTTGCTCAGTTCTTTAATCAGGTGGGAAAAGACGATGGTCTTGCCGGCAGCGGTAGGCAATACCAACAGTGGGTTGCTGTCTATGGGATTGCTTTGGAAGTAATTCAGCAATGCCGCCAGTGATTCTTCCTGGTAATACCGCAGCTGCATCAGTGAACGCTCTCGCTTTTGTCTGCTTCGTCACCATTTAATAGGAGATCGATCCTGGACATGGCCAAATCCAGCAGATGGTAGGCGGTTTTTTGATTCGGGGCGGTGCCAAGGATAACTTCCGGCAACAGGAACACCAGGACTTTGGTGATGTTGGCCTCGGAAATGCCACGCTTTTTCCAGTCCTCGATCAGATCGTATAAATCATTGACGATGACCTCTGCGGTTTCAATGCCTTTGGTAACGGCATCTTTTTTGTTGCTCATGATCGCTCCTGGTTCCATGAATTATAATGCAGTCCGGCTTTTTGATAAACGAGAAGCCTTAAACTCGTGATCGGAGGCGATCAATCAGTCCCAATCAGCCGAAATGGATGCGCCTGTTGCAGTAGGCACCGACTGGGTTGGGGTTGCTTTGGGTTGGGTTTCCTGCGGTGTCACCCTAACGGTGTTTTTTGGTTGCAGAAAAGACACGATCTTGTTTTGTGGATCGTAACCAACAGACTCCTCAATCCCCACCTTGGCAAAGAACGCCTGGTTCATGAGTCCGGGCATGCGCTCGGCACTGAGAACCCCAGGCTCCTGGCCTACGGCGACAATCCATTCCTTGAGCCGCCGGATGGCGATGGTTGGATTGGCTCCGCCAATGGTGAAGTTTTCCCAGAGTACGCGGTTGGCGTAGTTGGGACCCAGTACCCGGTACTTTACCTTCAGGTATTTGTTGTTGTTTTTGGATATTTTCTGTTCCCATTCTTCAGCCGCCAATTCATAGGTGCCCTCTTCAATGGGAGAAAAGTCATTATCCGGTTCCTCAATAGCATTGAGGTCGATGTTGAAATCAAAATCATTAGACATGCTGTCCTCCTTGTTTGGTTGATTGATTTTTATTTACTACTGGTTCACTTGCGCCTACGCCCTTTTTTAAGATTGTTTTACATTCTTGTATGAAGGAAGGCCATGCAAGGTCTATTCTCCGTGGCAACTGGAGCCTTGACTTGGCGTCAAATGCGGCTGTCCGTTGGGTAAAGAGATAGCGGTTGTCGCTAAATGTTTTGCCACGATACTTCTCGTTGAAGCCCTGACCGGACTTAACGGTGGTAAATTCATGGTTAGCGAATAGGTTGAAGTCGACCCAGGCACGAATGTAACTGGCTATTTTCTTATGGGTGTTGAGCTCGTAACGGTCGTACGGTTCGTGCTCCGGGTCGGAAAAAGTTCTGATTTGCACATGCGACAACAGGATCACATGCATCTGTTTGGCTGCCGACAGTGCTTCAAGGCCTCTTAGTATCTGGCAGAAGAGCTCGTAGCTCTCGGTAAATCCTTTGCCGTAGCCCAAGGCTTCAATGGTCTTGATGTTGTGCGTTTCCTTGACCTGTTCCTGGCACAGCCGTTCAGCTGCATCAGTGGTATCAAGAACCACAGTTTTAAAATCATGCTCTTCACTGCTCAGTGTCTTGATCTGTTGCATTATGTCGCTGTAGGTTTCGCAAACCGGGAAGTGGTCGACGCTGATGTAGCGGAGGCCATCCTCGGAACAGATAAAAATGGGGTTGGGGGCGCCGGCAGCAAAGGTGCTTTTGCCGATGCCGTCGGTTCCGGTAATATTCATTCTCACTTTTGTGTACGCAGTCTGTTTGCTGATGTTATGCATTAGAGTCATTGGACACCTCCTTTTCTACAAGGCGTGGGGTCTTGGTGACCTTGGTGATTGCGCCCTTCTGGATAATCTCCGCCAGTCCGGGCGACTCCATGGCAAAATTCTGGAAATCCCTCAAGCCCAAAGTTTCCTTGGTCTTGAACGGCCAGTCGTTTTTGGCGATGTGTCCTTTGATGGTGGCCAGATAATCCTGGTCCCAGCTGAGGGAACGGGTGAAGGATATGTGAAGGCCGTTGTGGTTTGATGAACCGCCTTTGTTTTGCAGGGTTTCAAGGTCAATGCCAAGATCAGGGTGACGCAAAATCTCCCTGGTTATTGCTTTGATTTGTCCGTCGATCTCCGATTTCGTGGTCAGTAATTTTTGACGCTTCGACCGTAGCGTTTGAAGTGTTTCCATGATTCTTCTCCCAAAGAATTATTCTTACTTGTTTTCTTCTTCCAACTTTACTACCCCTAACGATAAGCTCTTGCATTTTGTTTGTCAAGCCTTTATCATCCTAAACACAAACTATTTAATTACATTTGGGAGAAAAAACAGATGACGATACGAGTAACTTTGTCTGAGTACATCCAGGATGTTGGAATTGCAGTCGTTGCGAAAAATGCAAACGCCTCCGAGTCCACCGTCAAGGCATGGAGATATTTTAACCGGGTCCCCAGGATCAAGCAAGCAAAGCTCTTAATGCGTACTTCGCATGGGTTGCTTACATGGGAGTCCATCTACGGAACTATCTATGAGGGCGAGAGCGACCGCGCGATCAGGCCTAAAAATGATAAAGCTAAAAACGCCAAAGTTGCCTAGGATATTCGTTCATGAGTTTGATTCTAAACACGAATCAGACGTGGGTAGACATAAGCCAGGAAGTTAAAGATGAAATGCTTGAAAGCTACTGGGAAAATGGGTTCCACCTGATTCCCTGCGGTTCAAGAGAAGAGTACATCCCTGAATATTTCCGCAAACGCCACACGTTTGACACCGAAGAAGAGATAAAATCACGCTGGGCGAAAGCGCCGAGGGTGAAATGGGAACCCTATCAGCGGGTGCAACCCACCCGTGAAGAGATGGTGGGGTGGCTGAAGAAGTTTCCACGCTCGAATTGGGCAGCCCTGACCGGCATTAATTTCGTGGTTCTCGATGCCGACTCCGAAGAAGCGGTAGAGTTTGTCAGCAACGGCCACATCACCAACACCCAACTGCGGCAGACAACGCCCAGGGGCGGCATGCATTTCTTTTACAGTGTAAATCCCAACCTTGAGATTCGTAACTCGGCAGGCACCAACAAGCTCGACGTGCGCGGACTCGGCGGTTATGTGATGATGTGTCCCTCGCACGACTATTTTTTTATCAACGACAGCCACATCCCCGTCGGCTCGATGGACGATCTGCCGTGCCTGCAGCAGGGAGATTTGCATAAGATCGGGGAGTTCAATAATATTGGTAGGGTTGAAAGTATCGTCGCCGATAAACTCGATGACATCGGCACCGACATCGGCACCCGCAATGACAAGCTGGCACGCCTGGTCGGGCGCTGGATTCGTGAAGGTTGGGGACAGCGGGAAATCCTGATCAAAGCCCAGGACTGGAACCAGACCAATGTACCTCCCATGTCACCGATCGAGGTGACGACAACAACCATGTCAATTGTCAGCGGACATATAAAAAGACATCCCGAAGACGTCGAGATGGGCATGCTCAGATGGGAAACGAGCAAGTGGGAGATCTATCTTGAAGACGAACAGAAAAAGATTCTCGAACAGGAAGATCCGATTGAGAATCTGGCGGAAGACAAACCGGTAAAAACCGATCCCCTCGGGTTGATGCCATGGGGCGACTTCCGCCAACTGGAAATCCCCACCCCGATCGAGTATTGGGGCGACAAATTTATCTTTGAACGCGGCCGGGTACTGCTCCTGGGCAAGCCGAAGATCGGCAAGTCCCATTGGATCGGCGCCTTCGCAACAGCGGCGGCAACGGGCACAAAGTTTATGGGCAAGGCATTCCCGAAACCGCTTAAAGTAATGTGGTTGCAAGCCGAGATCATCGATGCCTACATCCGTGACCGGGTGGAACTGTACCTGAAACTCTACGAGAAGCACCCGGAAATGACCGAGCTGATTGACAAAAACCTGATCGTCACCGGACGCCTGCAAAAAAACCTGATGCGCGATGCCGACATCGAGATGGTGGCACGCTCGATCGAGTTCCACGAACCGGACATGATCATGATTGATCCGATCATCAACTTTTTCTCCGGCGAGGAAAACAAGAATGAGGATGTGCAGAAGTTCCTGTCCAGGGTGGACAAGCTGATCGACACCTATCGGGTGACCGCAATCCTCGCCCATCACACCGGCAAGGAACGCCAGGACGACATGAGTTTCATGTCAGCACGCGGTGGCAGCGTGTTTGCCGGATGGTTCGACTCGGGCATCAAGTTGCTCGGCGACAAACCGAATGTCACCCTGTTCTACGAGGCACGGAACGCAAGGGAACCGGAAAG